TTTTCTCAAAATTAGGAACTTCTACAGTTATGTCTTGGCCCATAGACTTGATATATTTAACAATCTCTGGAGTTATATTTGCATAGCTACGGTAAGCTATGACTTGACCAGATCTATATAATAGATTAGAAAATCTTTCTGATCTTTCTTTGCCAGAGCATTTTTTAAACCATTGTTGATAAAATTTTTCTACACTTTTATTTTCGTGGACAATGTTTATACCTTGGCATGTAAAATCGCCCATTAGGTCAATAACATTTCTAATTACACCAACCTTATCATATGCGTCCATGCACATTTTAATAATGCGCTTTTGCTTGTGAGGAACTTTTTCATCTGGACGAAAAGCATAGTAATCATTATTGGTGAATCCGGGCCTAACGCTTTTATTTGTCTCAATATCTCGGAAGTCTCTATAATGACTACCCTTGGTTACACCAGCATAGTTTTGACCCGCCTCTGCAAATTGTTGAAAAGCCATCGCCTTGCTTGAGGCGTCAGAATCGTTCCAAGTGATTAAAGATCTTTCTTCGTTCATGTTAGCCCTTGATAGTAATTGGAATGGTATTCAATTGTTATCTTATTATACACAGATTAGTAAATATCTTTCATATTATCCGTGAACCAATTAGGACCAGAGAACATAGTGCTTTTATTTTTTTGTTTAGAATCTGAGGGTAATGATGAAGCAAAACCACCAAAGAATTGATAAGCTTCTTGCTCTGGTGTTCGCGCTATAATTCTAGCCGCCATGTTTGCCATAATTAAAGATGAGTAACGGTCTTTTCGCATTTTACTCTTTTTTCCAGCGGCTACAACGACTTCTGGCGTATCCCACCTGTCTCTGCCGTTAGAAGTTTGTGTCATTTGTATCATAGATAATTCATCTTTAAGCTCTTCTATATCCATAACGCACTCCTCTAATGTATCGTACATCCTACCCTTCATGCCATCTTCGACATTTGATATACCAAGTGTTATGGAGTCAAACTTAGGGAATATAATAACCTTGTCTTCTAAGTCTTTTCTTAGACCGTGATTAGCTTCTGCTAACCAGTCATACTTTGCAAATTGACACATCTCAAGAATATGAAGCCCTCTTTGGTCGTCCGTATCTTTAGGTTTATCTTCATCAATAACGGGCCATATTTCTATTTCTCCATCTTGTAATTTGTCTTTATCGTGTAAGGACTCCATGACCGCAATGCCGCCACCTTGAGCGTCCATAGCTATGTGTACACAAGGGAATAATTTCATTAAGTCTCGTATTTTTCGAGCGCAATATGAATAAAAATCAGTCTCTGTGGAGTAACCTCTTTTAACTTTCTCCTTATGTTCAGATCTGTTGGTTGTCCAGCAATGAACAATTCTTCTATGGTCACTATTTAACTCTAAAACAATAATGCTAAAATTATCAACCTCGGACGCGGGGTCAACACCAAAAACATATTGTTTGTTTTTATCTCCTATTAATCTTGCTTCAAATATTACTTCATTGCCTTTACTATCTTTGATTGGATCTTTTTCATTTGCTACGCAGGATTCTATTAAGGATCTTTTAAAGAAGCCCTCTGAGTCGCGCGTAAACACCGCCCCAAACTCCATTTGATAAATACCAGCGTGAACAGTTGCTTTAGATCTAGCGACCTGTGAGGAATCCATGAAGCCATCTGGTAATAATTCATATGGTATTCTCATAATAGAATATTCCTTCCAGTCAAAATTTTCTGGAGGGTCATCACCACCAAATATGTCTCTTAGTTTACTTGTTTCGCCTTTACTTCTAATAATGGATTTCCATCTTTTCCAGTAATCTGAAAAATGGTTAAAATCATAATAAGCAGTTCCGCTTAATATAATTTGATTGTCTTTGTTTTCTAGTTCATTTTCATCTTTTTCTTTTATGTTTATACCAAGTTCTTGCGCCTTTTTCTCGGATGCTAATCGCTTTACATTTTCTATTGGGTCTGAACTAACAGCAGCAAAACCGGCAACGACAGTTTCAAAAATATCACGAGGAATAGAAGCAAACTCATCACTGATAATATCATTAGCTCTTTGTCCTCTAATTTTCTGTCCATCACCAAGTGGTAAGCAAGTGACCCTTGAATCATTAATACGCATAACACAACGGTCAACATCTCTACGTGGTCCACTGTTACTGTCACAGATATCCCTCAAAATAGGTGAATTATTCCAAATGGTTTCCATGTACTCAAACAGAACTTTAGACTGTCTAAATGCAGCTCCAACTACTACGACTTTACGATTTGGTATTAGTAGCGCTCTTAACATGGAGTAAAGTGATAGCATGAAAGACTTACCGAAACCTCGGCTTGCTATAAGCATGGGGAATTTTCTATTCCATAGCTCATTGAGTATGAGGGCTTGGGATGGTAATATCTGTATGTTGAATATTTGCTTTACTAAGAAGGAAAAATACTCTGGCCTTGTCATTAACCATGATAATTTTAAATGGAAATCATCGTCTGATGTTTTTAGTATATCCATAGGATTAAATAGATCTTTATCATTTACATCTATTTTAAGCCAAGCTTCATCTATTTGTTTTAATTTTCTGTTCATTTATATATCCCATCTACGAATCCATAGTATACCGCTTCTTCAGCGTTCATGTACCAGTCTCCGTCTTTCATCTTTCTTTTTATGAATGATTTAGTTTTAGAAAGGTTGTACTCTCTTTCTAGAAAGAACTCCCCGAATTTGCAGCATTGCTCTGCATATATTGTTATCATTTTATCTGCATTTATTTTGTCTACGGCTGAATAATTCTGAGAACTTAAATAGTCGCCAGACAGGTCTGTTGAGCCAAAGTGACACATGAATATAGAATTAGGTGTTATAAACCTTCTTCTAGCAGCCTGTATTATCACAGTACCCATAGAGCATAGCTGCCCATAAGCTATGAAGGTTGTTCTACATTTACAGTTTTTTATGGCGTCGTATATACCCATTCCAGAATACCAGCAGCCACCAACTGTCTGCATGTGTATTGTTATAGGTTCTTTGCTTTGATTTTTTAAGAAGTTTATGTTTTTGTAGAATGTTTGAAGCATACGGTGGTCAACACCCGCTTTTTCTCCTGAGTCGTCAAATTCATTTATATATATTTCCCTATTTTTTACATCAATTCCATACATGTGTATCTCTGATATGAGATCTCTGTTTGCAGTCATGATTTTTGCCCTATGGTGTACTTTTCGTTAATTCTTTTAAGCAGACTGCTAGTCAAGTGAAAAGCACCAGTTTCTGAGCCTGCGAATATTACGTGGACATTATTAAATACGGAAAACTCCATTAAGCATCTGAGTATGTATTTTCCTGTGATTTTAACTTTATCTCTTAGTTCTCTTGGTATATTTGCGCCTTCTGGGAATTTTAAAACATCTTCCATTGAGAATTCGCATATAATGTATTTATGTTCATATTCCCTCATTCTTTCTATTTCGTTATAAAATGCATACTTTTCTTTCCCAAGATTCATTGCTATCTCTGATACACTGGCTTTTCTTTCTATACAAACTTTATCTTCTAGACCTAATATAGAATAATCGCCTGTATCAAGTTTTTTTTGCACAGTTCCATTACAGGTATTAAACTTCTTAAAGAAGTAGCCCCTTTGCTCTCTAGAGTCTCTAACTACTGTGTAGTTCGGCGCTTTTTTGTATTTACCCATTATTTTTTCTCACTATACTTTGAAATAAACCTTGATAATGTTGTTCATGCCCCGTGACTTTTTTGTGGCAAAATCTACATAGAGTAATCCCATTATCAATATCATATCTCAAGGTAGAAGCTGAAGCCCACTTTTGTATATGGTGGGCATTTAGGTATCTCTTATTTGAACAACCCGGCATTTGACATGTAAAATTATCCCTTTTGTATACTTTAATTCGCCAGTCTCTGTAAACTGGATCTTCATAATTCCTTTTCATTTGGACACTCTATTTTAATTATCCTTACGTCGTGCATGATCTCTTTTATAAAATTTATAGAATCTATTGAGTGGTCTTTTTTCAGCAGTATTTTAGCTAAATCATGAGTGGCTCTGTAGCACGCTCCATCTGGGTCGTTAGCCTCTACAAACACAACGGGTGTAGATGAATTATAGTTGCCTAGTTCATATGTCTTTAATCTTGCTATAACCGAGACCATGCATATTTGTATTTTGTAAATTTTCATTGTATATCATGTTGTACCATCATTTTAACTAGATCCTCGAATGAATGTTTTGGTGTCCATCCCAGTTTAGTATTAGCTTTACTACAATCTCCTCGTAGATAATCTACTTCCGCTGGCCTGTAAAACTCTGCGTCTTGAACTACATAGTCAGACCAATTATTAATACCAATCTCTTTAAATGCAACATCTAAAAATTCTCTAATAGTATATGTGTGTCCTGTGCATATCACATAATCATCGGGACAGTCTTGCTGTAGCATCATCCACATGGCTTCACAATAGTCTCCTGCGTATCCCCAATCTCTATGTGCGTCAAGATTTCCTAATCTAAGTTTTGGGAAGTCAGCACTTTTTCCACTTTTTACAAATTCTCCGATCCATTTTGTAATCTTTCTCGTTACAAATTTTTCTCCTCTTCGTGGTCCCTCATGATTAAATAGAATACCGGCACTAGCATGTAGACCATAACCCTCTCTATATAACCTAGTCATGTAGTGAGCGGCACATTTAGCAATAGCATATGGACTTTGAGGGAGGAATTTAGTTTCTTCGTTTTGGTATTTGCTTTCAGATGTCATACCAACCTCTATGTCGTAGTTGCTACCAAACATCTCACTACTACTTGCTTGATAAAATCTAGTGTTTACCATTCTTAAATCTACAATACCTTGAAGAATATTGAGACAACCTTTACCAGTTATGTCCCAAGTTAGACCCGGTTGGTTAAACGAGACAGCAACATGGGATTGAGCAGCGAGGTTATAGACTTCATCTACATGTCCGTGATATGATAAAACATTAATAACACTTGATGAATCTGTAATATCGCCTTCAAGCAACTTAAATTTATCGTTACTATCTAGGTGCGAAATACGTGTCGTGTTATCTGTGCTTGTTCGCCTAGAAACGCCATACACAAAGTAATCTTTTTCAAGCAGAATATCTGCCAAATGACTACCGTCTTGTCCTGTAACTCCGAAAATTATAGCTGTCTTCATTTTAATCCTTGATTGTATCTGAGTTTAAAAACGGTTGATCTACTATCCCATCTTGGTACTTATGGAATTTTGATAATCTTTCTCTTTCTTTGCCCATTGCTAGGCGCATCTTTTCCATTTCTATGCCATACTTAGTTGTAACATCTGGGTTAGACATTAAGAAAGCAATCCATCCAGTAAGACTCTGCTTGCTATCCTCAATTCTTTTCACCCTTTGTTCTCTAGTTGCCTTCATTTCCTTCAACATAGAATTCTTTTTTGTCTGTAGTTCCCGATAGTCCTTGTTTAAAGACTCCTGAGAGGCGCGTAAGGACGCTACCTGACGCTCCATGTTGAATACCATGTCTACATTTTGCTGGTCTGGATCGCGCGCTCTCTCCTCCTGAATCAGTGCCTCCATGACAGTTATCTGCTCTATGTTAGACTTATTACTCTTGAGAGACCTATTCATTAATAATTCTAATTTTATAAGGTCAACAACTTGTAGTTCTTCTGTTGGTATAACGTCGTCGCGAAACTGTGAAATAATCCTAGCCCAGTGATATCTGAATAATTTAAGTTCATCGTCCGTAAATTGGTTTTTTATCTCTATCCAGTATGGTCTGTTCTCCAAGTCAAATGCTGCAATCTCTTCTGCTGAAGCACCCTTGCCAAACCTTTTCTTTATGAATTTCTCTATGCTGTCGGGGTCTCTATCTAAATACTGAGCAATCTCGATGTGAGATGCTGTCTTAACGTTGTCTTCTACGTATTTTATCTCGTCCTTAGACAATCTTCCTTTTTTCATAGTCCAAACTCCTGACGAAGTTCCTCTATTACTGCTAGAACCTCTGTTTTACGGGTTTTAGGGATATATACGTCGTGGATAATTTTTAAGTATTCAAGTCTCATGTCAGAAGGTAAATACATATCTATGAAGTTATTGAATTCTTCTTTATCTATTCTCTCATCATCTATGGAGTATTTTTCTTTATCGTCTATTATGTTTTCTTCATAGTCAAGTTGTGCGGGTTGTAAGACCCTTATCCTGTCGTCATTCGCGTCTGCAATATAGAAATTATCTCTGACAAAGTTTTTTAGGCGATTAGATAAATTAACACTCAGGAAATTTTCCAGTGGTCGTTCTTCGTCGTATCGTTCAAGCGCTTCGTGGCAAATTATATATGCTTCCTGTTTCATGTCGTCAGCGGGGTATCCATAAAATGTATATTTAGGTGCAATCCTATCAATAACTTTTTTGATAATATCTAGTGTTTCTTGTTCTGTTAGATTGGATGGTACTTTCATTCCTCACCCCACATTAACGCGCGCCATCGTTCTCCGTCGTATCCCTCGAAACATTCGTCTGTATTGTTATATCTGATACTGCCTTTAACGGGCTTTTTGTTATTATCTAGTAATATTGTCCATAGTTCATTTTGGTCTATGGATTGTATGATATTATTTAGTCTACCTAATAATGTTTTGTTTTGTAGTTCTACTGGCATAGGTGTAAATCTATCACTACAGCACATAACGCTATTCTCTATAGCAAATAAATTTTTGTAGTTATTAGGGGTCGCCGTGGTAACTACTAGCAAGACACCATCTGGTTGCTTAATACGTCCCACAGTACCATTCTGCGCTTCTGGACCGTGACTCTGCGTGGCAGTCAGAAATACGTATTCTCGCTCAAGAAAGAACTGGTTGTTCTTTTTAAAAACTACACCTACACCAAACTCCTGATATATTCTGTCCCTGCCGTCAATAGTGGTGTATGCGGTATAAAAGAATTTTTGACGTTTTGGGATAGCGTGTTTTAGGTCATATTCCTTTGGGATTTCTCCAACTCCCGGTAGAAGCCCGTCAGTAAGAATCAAATCCTTACTAGTCGCCTGAATCTTCGCTAGACTTGTCGCGTTCGTCGATGTCGTTAGCTTCTGTTTTTTCATTTATTAAATTTCCTAATGATTTGTCCTCTTTTTTGAGATCTTCGTGTACCGATTTCACCACGGTAGCGTCTGCTTTACAAACAATAAATGATGCCATTTTTTTCATAATTAATTCTCCTTTACTTATAATACACTGATTTACGGGGTTTTTCAAGAAAATAGAATATTTTATGAATAAATTGGACATAAATTGGATTGGTGAGTACTATATAGTGGTAGACAATACCGGAATATTTAGAATTGATTAAATTTATATAACGCAGTCACGTAAAAAATTGTCCTGTCCGTGGCGCTTGGACGGCGAAAGCCAGATATAAAATTTATCAAGGATGGTTAGGAATTGG